ACCATCACCAATGCAGAATCATCGTTGTATCAATACATAGAAGATAATTTGGGTGGCGTGCATGCCGATAACCTGCTGAGTCTTGTGGACAATTCGGCCTTGTTGGGCTATACAGTACACCCATCAATTCTGCAGAGTCTAGAACAGCAACATCGACCCATCACTGTGGACTTGATTCAAAATTTCCATGGCCACTGGACACGACACGATCCCTACGATGATGGTGCAGTCATGTTAGAAACCATGGTAGAATATGCTACACTGACTCGACGTTGGCCAATATACATCTACGAACCCGATGCCAGCAATCGGCTAAGAGATACTGCTCGGGCCATGTTTGCTCCCAAGGATTTCTACGACACCACGGATAAAAAATTTACAAAAACCATTGACTTTGCAGGTGCAAGGTGTGTATACTTAAATAAATTAAAGCGCACATGGGAACATCGTATTCCATTACTGATAAGTACTCATGCCATGCTACACGGATCGGAGAAACAACACATGCTTCAGCAAGCTGAAAAAGTAATTTATTATACCGGATCCACATTCGGTGGGGCTAAAACAATTGCAGGCTAATCTTGTAATACGTGATGAAGTGAATGTAAAAATTGAAGGACTTGAACTAGTCGATCGTAAAAATCTAGTTAACAAATTCAAATTTGAAATTCCTGGAGCTAGATATCAACCCAGTGTGCGACTAGGACGCTGGGACGGCAAAGTATCATACTTTCAGCTGAGTGGTAGCACCTACATAAATCTCTTGCCCGAGATCTTGACCTATCTAGACAATGCCGGCTACGACATTGACATTGATGATCAACGCAACTACAAGACCAATTACACATTTGATCCTGTAGATGAAAACACATTTGCTGATCGTGTTTGGCCTCCCGGGCATCCTCGTGCGGGCCAGCCCATCATGATACGTGATTACCAAGTTGAGTTGATCAATAACTTTCTAAGCAATCCACAAAGCCTGCAGGAAATTGCCACTGGTGCTGGCAAAACTCTCATGACCGCGGCTCTTAGCGCAAGTGTGGAACCGCATGGTCGTAGCTTGGTCATTGTGCCCAACAAGAGTCTAGTGACACAAACCGAAGCCGACTACAAAAACATGGGACTGGATACTGGTGTATATTTTGGCGATCGTAAAGAGTTTGGTCGCACACACACCATATGCACTTGGCAAAGTCTCAACATCTTGCTCAAACAATCACAGAGTCATGATGCCGATATCACAATTGGCGAATTCTTGCAAGATGTGGTGTGTGTGATTGTGGACGAAGTACACATGGCCAAGGCCGATGCACTGAAAACTCTGCTGACCGGTGTCATGGCACGTATACCCATACGTTGGGGTCTGACTGGAACCATACCCAAAGAAGATTATGCATACCATGCTATCTTTTGTAGTCTGGGTACCATTGTGGGACGCCTTGCAGCCAAGGATCTACAGGATGCTGGTCACTTGGCCAACTGCCATGTCAACATCTTGCAATTGGTGGATCATGTGGAATACAACAACTACCAAACTGAACTAAAATATCTAGTCGAGACCGATGCCCGTGTGGCGCATTTGGCCGGTATGATTCTGCGTGTAAACGAAAATGGTAACACCTTGGTCTTGGTAGACCGAATTGCCAGTGGCAAACTGCTGACATCGTATTTGGGTGACCGAGCAGTTTTTGTTTCTGGTGGCACCAAGGCCGCCGACCGAAAGGCCGAATATGACGAAGTGGCAATCAGTAGTGACAAAATTATTGTGGCGACTTATGGCGTTGCCGCTGTGGGTATTAATATCCCACGTATTTTTAATTTGGTTCTTGTGGAACCCGGAAAGAGCTTTACACGAGTTATACAAAGTATTGGGCGAGGTATTAGAAAAGCGGAAGACAAGGACTTTGTACAAATCTGGGACATAACCAGCACCTGCAAGTTTGCCAAACGTCACTTGACCAAAAGAAAAAGTTTTTACAAGGAGGCCAGCTACCCTTTCACAATTGAGAAAGTGGAGTGGCAATAAATGCGTATATTAATTTTAGACAACAATACAGCATATGAAATGAGCGAGATCCCCGATGAAGTCGAGGACATGCGCTTTTGTGTACTGGACAACAGTAACCCCAAGGAACCCGATTACTTTTACATTCCCTTGATCTTTTTGGAAAGTTTTAACAGTCCGGCCTTGGTGTTAAAGATTGGCGAACACACCATCAAAATGCCAGTGGACTGGCAGATCCTGATTGGCGAGAAAGATCTAGGTGACTTGGAGGTTGTGCCGTTTACCAGCATAAACGATCGTGGATTTAGTGCATTTGCATTTAACCCTATCAGCAGTTTCAAACCCGAGTTCTTCCCCATCGAAATATTGGACATCTATCAAGATGTCAAATGGTATTTCCCCAAACTCAAGCCCGGGCAGATGTTGGCCATACCACTTGAGGCCAACACACCAGGCAGCCTGTGTGTGTATTGTGTGAAAGAAATCAGCAGGGTCAGTGAAGTGGTAGATTTCAGCAAGGCGTGGTGATATGGGCAATCTTAAACATGGTGCAATATACGTGTACGAACGTGTGGGCGATGTAACCTATGCACGTGAGCAAGGCAGTGATCCCAGTACCCGAGTCGCAATCGGTTGGGACGCTAGAACCCGTGATGGTCGCCCATTGTACGACCACTTGAAAGAAGATAAACTCTGGGGCGACATTCGTCGTATGGCACTTGAACATGAAGGCTTGCGTGAAGAGCTGGAACGTGTTATAATGTTTTATCGTTTGTTAGAACAAGAAAACAATGTCGAACATCATCCAGTATAGGAGTAATCATGAGCACTGAACAAGACAAATTCAAGCACTCTAAACGTCTGCAAAAAGACGAAAACGCTGTCAAGAAGCAGACCAAGATTGCAAAAGAGCATGGTATGACTGTGAAAGAGCCACACAAGTTTGCCAAACATCATGCCATGAATTGCGGTGATCCAAAATGCGTGTTATGTAGCAATCCTCGTAAGACATTTAAAGAATTAACACAGCAAGAAAAACGCCTGTTCCAAGATGTTGATACTCCTAACGATCGACACAGCAACGGATTGACACCCAGCGATGAGTGATAAATTAACAGTCAAAAGTGAAACAGCGGCTCTGGATCGCAAGGATGTGGGCTTTTACGACAGTCTCACTGACGAGGAACGTAAGAAGTTTAGTCCTTACTTGATGTTGCGTTATAGTGCATCAGTAGATGGTGATCCAGCCATGCAAGAGTGGTATCTACGTGCCACTAACGAACGTGTAAACAAGAACTTTTTTGATATAAGTACTTCGCAACACAAAAAACTGCAGTGGTTGGTGTGTACAACTGCCAGCCCGGGCCTGGGACTGCAACGGCATTACTGGTTGGCTGGCAAAAAGAAAGAAGGCGACAACAAGGCAAAAAAGTTCTTGACTGAACTGTACCCCAATTTGAGACCCAACGAGATTGAATTACTTGAACAAATCAACACCCGAGACGATCTTAAAAATCTGGCTAGAGAATTCGGCTGGGACGACAAGCGAATCAAAGCCGAACTATAAGTGTCGCTACTGCGAGCGCACATTTGCCAAAGAATCCACTTTGGCAGCGCATCAGTGCGAAAGCAAACGTCGTTGGCAACAGGAAAAAGAAGTTGGTGTTCAAATTGGATTCCAAAGTTATCTACGTTTTTACGAGCTGACACAGGGATCAACCAAGAGCAAGACCTATGCTGATTTTGCAGCCAGTTCCTATTACACAGCGTTTGTGCGATTTGGCAGGTACATGGTGGATGTACGTGCTGTCAATGCTCGAGACTATTGTAATTGGTTGCTCAAGAACAACAAGAAATTGGATCAGTGGTGCCGTGACAGCTATTATTCAGAATGGCTTGCCGACTACATACGACGAGAACCAGTGCAAGATGCACTTGAACGTGCCCTAAAGGAGATGCAAAACTATGCAGACCATCATCCAGAACTTAAGAATGGCTTTAACGATTATTTTCGCTACGGCAATACCAATCGTGTTATACACCATATCTCCACAGGACGAATTAGTCCGTGGGTGTGTTATAACTGCACTAGTGGAATTGAATTCCTCGAACAGCTTAGTGCAGATCAATCCGAGTTGATACTACCACAAATTGATCCTGCTTATTGGTTTGATCGTTTCCATCACTATGCCGCAGATGTTGACTGGGTCAAAGAAATACTGCAGGCAGCCGGTTTATGATCAGCATGACATTGAAACTGGATCAGGTGCGTCCCGATGGTATGGGCATCTTGGGTTGGCGTGCCACCTTGGGTGCTGAGATCAGTAGATGGTGCAAGGAACAGGGCATGGTACCTGATCAGGACTACGATTGGTCGTTTATACCCAAATCGCAGGAGGTGCGTTTTAGATTCTACGGTGTCAATGACTCGTATGCCACACTATTTGCTTTACGTTGGGCACAATACCTATGAAATTTCGCAGTGACATTGATATCGACTTTGGTGATCGACAACAGATATTAAACCTTGTGCCACACACAGATGCGGTCATTGTACGCAATGGCGAAATGACTCGTCATAATACTGGGGTTTATTTCACTGACATTCCACACAATCCCGTGAGTCGTACATCCACCATTGACTATCGTGAAGCTGAAGATCGCGGCTACATCAAGTTGGATTTTCTCAATGTGGGTGTGTACAGTCAAGTCAAAAACGAGCAGCATCTTGAAGAGCTGATGCGGCGTGAACCAGCTTGGGATAGGCTATATGAACCAGAGTTTTGCCAACAGGTCATACACATTGGTAACCACTACGACACCTTGATTCGCATGCCCGAAGCTGTAAACAGCATACCTAGAATGGCCATGTTCTTGGCTGTGATGCGACCAGCCAAGCGTTATTTAATCGGGGAAACTTGGAGCACAGTGGCCAAGACTGTGTGGGACAGACCCAGTGATGATGTGTATTATTTTAAAAAGGCTCACGGCGTGGCCTATGCACACCTAGTGGTGGTGCACATGAATCTGTTAAGCGATCTTTCTAACTAGAGTTATTGATCTGCGTTTGGTTCGTTTGGCAGCAATTTCTTTAAGACTCACGTGCGGGCCAAACTGTATTTTTACATCTCGACTGTTCATGGTTTTTAACGAGATTCTAAACTCGGCCCAGTCGGCTTTTAAAAACACATTGATGGGAATAAGACGATTGCTTTCCCACCACCATTGATCGCCCAGGGCCAAAAATCTTAATTTTTGCTCTTCGGTCTTGAGTACGCCATAGTCGTAGATGGTGGTAATGATATCGTCTACGTTTTGTATGATGCCAATATAGTCATTACCGCCATATGTTAGGTAGCTAATAAAGGGGTATTGATCCAGCAGTTTTTTTATGTCTTGTTCTTGCACAGTCAATAGGATAAATAGGTTATAATGATTTCCATCCAAACTTATTTATATAACCAAACAGTGGACATTCAAATTTTGGACACTGGAATCTACACCGTAAGGAACAGAGCTGTGTATGTACGCCCCATAAAAATATACCAAGGAATTGACAATCCTATAGTAGTAAGCGTGAGAAACCAAGATCAAAAACCCTTGAACGTCACCAATTTTAGAGTGGAAGCTGCCATACAAGATTCCACCATTGAAAGTACTATAGAAACTTTTCCAGTGGTCTGGAGCGACATCATTCACGGTGCTGGCTATTTCACAATACCAAGAACCACCTTGGATATTTTAGATTTGAGATTTTATCAAATCACATTCAAGATCATTAACTCCAGCAACAACACCGAGCGTCCCATGTACACCGATGCCAACTACGGAGTTCCACTAGAAGTAGAAGTGCTACCAGCTTATTATTCTACTGCAAACGTAAAAGATACCACAGTATACACCATTGATGCAGGCACCATATGACCGTAAGTAACCATTTAATAATTCAACAAGTGCTGCTCAAACGCGGCAACACCGCGGTGGCATCAGCCTACACCGGCCCCATTGGCGAAGTAGTGGTTGACAGTGATCTAATGTCGTTGCGAGTACAAGATGCTGCCACTCCAGGTGGTTGGCTCATGGCCAGCCAAGCACAGGTTGCTGGCATTACTGCTAATATTCCTGCTCTGGTTACTACATTGATATCTAACGTGGCACCAGCCACCAATCAGCTGACCAATGGTTCAGCTCAGTTGTATCTTGATTCAGATGGCAATATTACTCTACCAAATGCCAGTACCATAACCAATACCAATGTGGGTTGGACCTTGACTGCGGCCTTGAACGCCACTGGTGACACCAGTGTGCAGACCAACTCGCTGTTTGTGTTGATTACTGATCCGCAAAAGGTAGCCGATATCACTGCGGCTCCCACCAACTTCCATATTGACTTTAACGGTGGTCCTACCAATGCCACCATCACCAGTATCACCGCATTGGGTTCGGGTGTGTATACCCTAACTGGAACTTGGCCAGAAAATGCCACCGGCTTCCCCATTGTCATCACCAGCGATAATTTTGTGGCCAATGTCACAGGTATCTCTAGCAGTGCTGGCTTGGTATTCAACACCAGTGGCGGATCATGGGTATTTGGAGCCGACGGTGCACTCACATTCCCATCTACCACTCGTGGAACCAGTGCTGGTATCAATGTCAACTCCACTGACATGACTGTGGCCACCACAACCGGTAACATAGCCATTTTCCCTGGTAGCTCGGTTTACCCAGGCGATAGTCGTTGGGTGTTCAACACCGATGGCGGATTAGAAGTGCCCACTAACGGAACCATTTCGTATACACCCAGCACACCAGGTTCTTGGAATTCAACACCACCCACCACAGTACAAGAAGCACTGGACAGAATAGCTGCATTGCTGGTGGTACTGCACAGCCCGGGCGCATAAGGCAATAAAACCCATAATTAAAACACCGTTCAATTTGACTTTGTGCGGTGTGTATAGTATACTTGTTAGATGAATTCTGACTTTCTAGTGACCTTTATAAATGGTATTTTGCCGGCACGCCGTAAATCTACCAGCAAAGGTTGGGTCAGCTTTAATGCACCCTGCTGCCATCATCGTGGTGAAAGTGCAGACACTAGAAATCGTGGCGGTATCATACAAAACGGGGATGGTGTCAGCTATCACTGTTTCAACTGCAACTACAAGACCAGTTACCAACCCGGACGACCACTCAGCTATAAATTTAGAAAATTGTTGAGTTGGTTGGGTGCCAGCGAAAACGACATACGCCAGCTGGTGATTGAGTCGATTCGAGTAAAAGAATTTTACGAGCTAACCAATCCCGAACCCGTAGCTGCTGTTGAAGAAAACATCACATATCAGGCACGACCTCTGCCACCTGAGGCAACCAGTTTTAACGGCATGGTAGAGTTTTATGAATTGGCCAATCGTGTCGACTATCCCCTACAGTTTGTTGAAGCAGTCAAGTATGTCAGTGATCGCAAAATTGACATGCAACGATATGAATTTTTATGGACTCCGCACCATGAGCATAAATTATCACATAGAGTCATAATACCTTTTGTGTGGCGCGGCGACACCATAGGATATAGTGCTCGAGCAATTGTGGATACTGTCAAGCCCAAGTATTACACCGAGCATGAACCTGACTTTGTGTTTAACCTAGACCAACAACAGCCGGGTGCCAAATTTGTCATAGTATGCGAAGGACCGTTTG